CGCCCTGATGGCCTCTTATTCTTCGGAAAAGAAGTCATGCCCGACTCCCCGATACATCATAGCTCGAGAGCGATACAATGCTAAGCAATTGGCTATTCGCATGCGCGAGCTTCACGACAAACGAGTTGCTCGTTTCGAATCTCATAATGACTTATCTGCCGCAAGTAACGATAAAGCCGGCAGTCAACTCTTTAAGAGTGTTTTCGAAATGGCCGATCGACTTGGTGAAAACCTGGCCAATCCATGTCCGTCTAAAGTTGAGAGTTTCCAAACCCTCTATGCCTTTGTTGCTGATTTAGCAGGAAAGTTTAAAGAGGGAATGGTCAACGCAACGGAATTTGTTACATCACACCTGTCCAGTATCATCACTGCTATCAAGAACTTCTGCAATACTGCGAAGAATCTGTGGCGATTTGCTGGTGCAGCTCACGATTATATTTCCAACACAATTGGATACTCTGAACTGCTATATGTTTTTGGATTCTTCATCATTTATTGCCTTCTGGCTCTGACCCCTTTTGAAATGCTTGGACGAGCTATTTTTATGTCAGGAATGATGTTCTCCCAAAATCATTATATTTCAGAAGCCGCCAAATTTCTGAGTGTAATCTCTGTTACTTGGAAAGTCGCTAACTGGCTGGTGCCCAAGTTGAATGTTAACATTAACCAGACTGTAGCTTATGTACAAGGTTTCTCTGAACACCCGTTCATGAGTATTGGCTTTGTAGTGGCTGCACTAATGTGTGGAATGTCAACTTTCGCTTTCAGTGAAACTACCTACTTGGCATTCGTTAAGAGGATAGAAGCCCATTCAAAGCTGGTGACTAGCACTACTAGATTATCAGATTGTTTTAGTGGCCTATTCCACACTATTCTATCCAATTTTGGTATGGAATTCTGTGGTTTCGGAGCTAATGAGGCAATTCCTGATGATGTCAAATCCGTGGTAGAAGCACTCAAGACATTTGACATGGATAAAAGAGCAGAAATGATGAATAAGCCAGAAATTTCAGTTGAAGTGGAAAACATGTACAACAGGTATATGGCCATGAGAATTTCATACCGTTCAAATAGAACTATATGTCAAGTTCTCGATAAGATTCAGGCTCCTATTGTAAATCTATATCAACGAGCTTGTAGCATGCATGGCGCTTCACTTAAGAACAGAATAGAACCCGTAGTGCTCATGCTTACTGGAGGCTCTGGCGTTGGAAAATCATCCATCTTATATCATATTGGATCAACCGTCCTTGCCCATGCAAAGAAGATTAATTCCACTATGACCGATGCCGAAATTCAGGAAGCCATTGATAATTGTCTATATGCTCGTATGCATGAACAAGAGTATTGGGACAGATATCAAGATCAGGTAGTGACTTTAATTGATGACTTTGGACAGGTGAAGGATTCGTCATCAAACCCAAATGTAGAATTTATGGAACTTATTCGAATGAGTAATCCTTTCCCATATCCTCTGCATATGGCTGATATCGAATCGAAGAAGACAGCCACATTCACATCGAAATGTGTTGTTGCCACAACCAACCTGACTATGCTCAAGCCAACATCATTAGTATCACAAGCTGCAGTTTGTCGACGAGTTGATATGCCTTATGAAGTTTCTCTGAAACCAGAGTATGCAGATCAATTTGGTCGGCTCCTCGATGTACACAAGACTGGTGTTATCAATCTTGATGTATATGAGTTCAAGCCTTGGGATCCTATGACTGGACAAGTTGGAGAAGAGGCTGTAGATTTTAGAACTCTGATGAGGATTCTAATCGAACGATTGCAGTCTAAGAAAGACAAATACCACAAACAGAAGGAAGGTTTGGCTGAATTTGCTCGGCAAATGATTGCTGAAGTAGAAGGATTCTGGTCATGGCCTAAGAAGGAAGTGGACGTCTATCCTGTTCGTACTCACGAAGTCTGTGATAAGATGGAAGAACGTTATGTGTCAACTGTATATAGAAATCCCGACCGTAACGAGTTTGATGATTTATGGGAAACCATAAGAGAGGATCACACTTTTGAGGAAGCTATCCCTGAATTTGTTCTCCACACATCTGGTACTATCACGATGGAAGATGATATGACATGTTATGACATCTGCTCTTCTGTCTTTAAGTGGATTGCAGAACAGAATGAAAGATTCCAAATCTTTAACAGCGTCATGATCATGCTTAGTGTCTTCCTCATTGGACTTTCAGCTTATAATTTATATCAAGAATTTACAGCTGACGATGATGAGTATGAGGTCGAATCAGGAAAGTCAAGACAGAACAAGTCGCAGGTGAAGATCGAGTCAGGCAAGTCGAGGAACAACAAGGCTCAGGTTAGGATTGAATCAGGAAAGTCTCGTCAGAACAAAGGACAAGTCAAGATTGAATCAGGAAAGTCTAGAATAAACAAGGCTCAGTTCCAGTATGAATATGGTCAACAAGCCATTGATGTATCATGTGAAGGCTGGTTTGAAAATCCAACAACTACTCGCCGAATCATGTGGAACAATTTGCTGATCAAAGTACTTAACCACATTGAGAAGCAGGGTATGTCAGAAGAAGAAGGACTGGAATTTATGAAGGATGCTATTCCCTGTTGGACTACTTTCAAGCAAATGAGTGAGGAAGATATCCAGAAGATTGATATTGAAAAGCGAGCTTTTTGCAATCAGTATGAAGGATGGGTTTCCTCTAATGCATCGGACCTAAATCTTAAGATTCGTACTAATATGGCTAAGATTTTGTGGTTGGACGAGAAGGACGAAATTGTTAATGGTAATATGCCAATTCGCATTTTCTTCCCAGTCGGCCGAACTTTCATCATCAATGCTCATTATGTGCGACTTATGGACCGTATGCAAGAACAAAGAGAGAACTTCAAGGTTCGCATTTGTTCATCTTTTGCCAATCAGGGAATAGACTATTACTGGACCGATCTTAGAGCACAAGTGAAGGACTACCTGAGAGCTGGACAAATGACTGATCTATGCACAATCCAACTTGATAAGAAGTGCGCTCGTTATCCGGATCTGCGAAAGCATGTCATGGAAAAATCGTATCTCTCCAATCTTGTTGGAACTCGAGTCGTATCAACTGTGGCTGACTGTCCTAATACAAGCTATGAAACTAAGTTTGGTTGTGTTGAAAACATCACAATGCAAGAGACAGTCGATACAGATGGTTCACGATTCACGTGCCAATCGGCCACCACCAACATTGGTTCACGAGAAGGAGATTGTGGCAGTGTTTATATTATGGATTCCTTGATTAGCTCAAGAAGAATCTGTGGTATTCACTTTGCTGGCTGTGCTGGAAAGGCTTGTTTTATCCCTCTCGTTGCAGAAGATCTTGAGATGGTTGTGGATGAGGACGAACAGCTGATGCCAAAGTTTGTTACCACTGAAGAGCTACCTAAGGCTATTGTAGAAGGAAACTGCATTTCCCTTGGAAAGATTCTTGATCCCCCCCACCCGAATGTTCGAACAAAGATTCATTCTACCCGAATTTTCGACAAGATCTATCCAAGTGAGATGGCCCCTGCTAAGCTGATGCACCCTGAGATTCCTGATGGACCCATGTTCAAAGGCATTCAGAAACAATTCAAGAATGTACCTACACTGGATCAAAATGTACTGAAGAGAAGTGTCCTATCGTATAAGCAACAATTAGCCAAGTCGAGATGTAACTATGCAAATATGCAAGTGTTGTCTTTCGATGAAGCCGTCAAAGGAACTGATTCAGAATACATCAAGGGAATCAATCGAGTAACATCAGCTGGTTATCCATGGAGTCATGAAAAATCAAAAGGCAAGACTCTATGGTTTGGCAACTTGGAATGGGATCTGCATGGAAAGAAAGCACAGGAAGTCCGAACATTGGTTATGAAACAGATTGAAGGAATGAAGCAAGGAATTGTCCAACCGTATATCTTCACAGATACACTCAAGGATGAGACGCTGCCCAGGATGAAGGTCGAGATTGGTAAGACTCGTGTTTTTGCTGCTGCACCAATGGATTTTGTCATTGCGTTCCGCATGTATTTTATTTCGTTCATCGCTTTTCTTATGGAAAAACGTATAGATACGGAAAGTGCTGTTGGAATTCGATGTCAATCTCTTGAATGGGACAAACTGGCGAAACACTTGTTGAAGTACGGTGACAAGCATGTTGCAGGAGATTTTAGTAATTATGATGGAACTCTTCATCCTGATATCCTATGGTCAATTTTGAATGTGATCGAGGAATATTATGAGAAGTGTCCTAATTATTCTAAATCCGATGCTCAAGTGCGACGTTGTCTATGGGAGAGTGTAGTCAATTCATATCACATCTGTGGTAAGTACTTGTACAAACTCAACCACTCGCAGCCTTCTGGAAATCCAGCAACTGCTATTCTGAATAGTATGTACAATTCCATCGCTTGCAGAGTAACTTTCTATATGGAACGACCTGACGACTCAGAGTTTAACGACACTGTTTCGATGATTGCTTATGGTGATGATAATCTATTGAACATCTCATCACGAGTGTCAAAATGGTTTAACCAGGAAAGTATGACACAAGCATTTGCTACTTTCGGAATGATCTATACGGATGAGGAAAAGACTGGTGTTATGACAGGTTTTAAACAACTTAATCAATGTTTCTTTTTGAAGCGAGGTTTCGTGTTTGACAGTGATAACCGAATCTGGATGTCCCCTCTCAAGTTGGCTTCGATCATGGAATGTTTCAACTGGATTCACGGTAATACTTTTGAAGAAACTGTGATAACTCAGAACGCTCGTGCTGCTTTTGCTGAACTTGCTCTTCATGATGAATCCCTCTTCAACGATTATAGCCGAAAGATCAAGAATGTCTGTGCTGATGTCTACGGAATGACCCTGGTTAACAGTGATTACCATGATTACAGGCTGATGATTCGAGATGGAACGCTCCTGAAGAATTTCCCGGAATTGAACTGGTCCTAAGTTGAACCTGCGCCCGAAGGCTATAAACTACGAGTCAAAGATTGTATAGACTGTTCCTTAAGTGGATAAACTGAGTGCCTATTTAGGAAACCACACTCATGGGCAACCCCCTAAACAAGGTACAATCAACCTCACAAGCACTAGGCTGAGCGACATGAGGTATGTAAATAAAGCCTGCTACTACTACACAAGAATACAATGTAAATAATACAAAACAAATCAATGATAATGTCAATAATGATGCTTTTGTTGGAGAGATTCTAGAAGAAAATCGTGACGTTACTGGTTTTTCCGAGTTTGGTAATACTACTCATGGCAATTCCAGTGGCGAAGCATTTACTACTCCTTTCTTGCCATCCATGCCTGATTCAGACATGAAGCACATTACTGATATTCTTAGTCGTTACCACCGGTTCGATGCATATAAGCAAGAGCAACACTACGTTAAGCCTCTCGCTGATATCATCAATAACATGCCTGCACTAGACAAACTGCG